TTATAATATTCTTCGTATAATTCCCTATTTTTATCTTGCAAATACTGAATGTAGCCATATAGACTATCATTTTCGTGCTTCAAATCCTCATTTTCTTCCTCACACAATTCTAACATTACTTCGTATACTGCTATATCTTCATTCATATTACGATGGGTTTATAATCATATATGCTACTGTATCTGTATCACCATTATGGTCTGATGTTACACTAAATGTTCCACTACCTTTTGATGTTACTGATACTGTTCCATTACCACTATTAGTGTTAGTTTGTTTAGTTAAGAATATTAAACTATTAGCAGTTACTAATGAATTTGATATCGTTGCAGTACCTGGATTACTACCATCTAATACAAATGTTCCTGTTTGTTTATTAGAGCCCGATGGTAAGTATAATTGGTTACTATTATTATTTGATGCTATATAAATACTACTACTTACTATTTGTGTATTAGTGAATGTATTACTACCTAATGATGCAAATGTAGTTTGTCCGTTTACACTTAATGAGCCTGTAATTCTAACACTACCTGTCGCTGCAATTGCCGTATTGTTACCAGCACTCGCTCCATTTACTATTAATGCCGGATTACCACCACCTACTGATTGTGAAACATACATTCCTTTATCAACATATACACTTCTATTGAATGAGGTATCTGCTTTGAAATCCATTATCATACAGGTACCTAAGTAATCTAAACCTACTTTATTCGCACCACCACCACTACCGGTAATTGTAGAACCACTACTCATTGCGAAATAAGTAGAACCTCCACCAGGTAATGATAATGTTCCGTTGGTTTGTAATCCCCATTGGAACTCAGAACCGGTATATGCATTAATCTGATTTGCTGTTAAGATTACATTGAATGCGTATGGTTGTCCTTGATATTGATAAACTGATAAACCATCTTTACCATAATTAGTATTCCATACACCACTTACACTTCCTGTTGATTGTTGATTGTATACGAATGCAGTACTTCCGTTAGATTTTGCTAAGAATGTTGATGCCGTTACGTTACCACTACCATCTATATTAAGATTTGAACCGGTGATTGTAAGAGAACCCGATATGTTTACTACCGATGAACTATCAACTGAAAGTGCTGTTTTTCTATTTCCTGTTCCTGTACCTGTACCTACTGCAAATATTGTTTTACCACTATCTGCATATAAATTAGTTATATCATTGTTTCTACCAAAGAATGCACTACCACCATTTCCTGCTGCAGCTCCATCACTACCTGTCACTATTAAGTTACTACCGAATATAATACTATTTTGTAAATTTGCACTTGCTGTTGTTGATAATGCATTCGTTGCTGTTACAATTCCACCAAATAAGTTTCTTTGATATGTTGTTATACCAAAGTTATTGCTACCACTCGCTAAATCTACTAAAGTTGTAGTTCCTAAGTTTAGTGTATTATTAATATTAAATCCTGAACCAGTATTGATAGTAAAATCAGGATTGGTTTTATTACCAGTAACTGTAAGATTTCCTGCGTTAACTACTGAACTTAAAATAATAGATGAACTATTAGGATTTAATGTTGCTGTTGATACCATAAGACTATTAGCAATTCTAGCAGCTGTAGCATAACCAAATGCATAACTACCTAATGCTAATGAAGATGATAAACCAAGTGTATTATTTATTACTGTTACCGTATTGTTTATAGTTGAGTTAGTAAATAGTACAGGTGCGTATGCCGGAGTTCTTGTTGATGGGAATACCGATATATAAGATTGATTTGCTTGTATCTCTGCCCCATTAGTTGCTGCCGCTCTACCATTTAGAATAATATTATTTGAGCCTGATACAATTGAGCTTGCAGATACTAATGTGTTTGTAGTTCCAAATATTAAGTTTGCTGGTGATGTTGCTGCCGGAACATATGTTGTATCACCTAATGTATTTGCTAATCTTGCCACTACAATAGTATCTCTATTACCATTAAAGGTTGAAGAACTAACATAAGGTAATATCTTTACGCTTTCAATTCCATTATTCTGATAGTTAACTACACTTAATGAAGATGATATTGTTTGAGAACCGGTAAATGTGTTTGCTCCTAATGTAGCTCCACCTCCACCACTTCCACCTGCTATTGTTATTGATGCTGTTCCTGCACTTATTGATGCAGATACACCCGCACCATTAAAATTAAATGATGTTGCTGTTCCTAATATAATTCCTTCATCTTGTATTTGTGATTGACCACCCGCTGAATTAAGTCTACTATTAACACTTGCACTATACGATGCTAAACTTCCTGTTAATTCTGTAAATGATGCACTGCCCGATACACTAATACCTCTTTGGAATTGTGGAATTGGTTGAATACCACCATTATTAGGACCTACATTCATTATAGGTGTTGTTGAATAATCAGATGTATTATTATCCCAATCTGTTATTTCTGTTCCTATTGCATTTGTATTTATCCATAATTCATTATCATATGATAAAGTTGCTGCATCAAATGATATTATACCAAATGAAGCAGTACCATTATTAGATGCAATTGTAGTTGAATTTGCAGCTATATCTGAACTACCACCATTACCTTGTACTGATATAGCTGCGCCTGAGCCACTAATTGTAATGCTTCTTCTACCTATTGTATTTAAACCACTTGATGCTGCTCCTGAAATTATTAATTGAGGAGTTTGACCCGATGCAGGTCCACTAATTAAAACTCTACTTTGTACTGTTAAATCGTATGCCGCAGATGAACTAATAGTTAAACTACCTGTTAATGATTGTGCTGGATTACTACTACTTCCTGTTGTTAAGAAAGAACCCGTATTAATGTTTCCAGCACTACCTGTTTGAATATAAGGTTGTAATGCTGTTGCTACATTTTGGTATGTATCATAAGTTAATATACCACCACTTGTAAATGTTGCTACATAAGAACCTGTATTTTGAATTATTCCACCTAATGATACATCTATTCCATCTGCGTAGAATGTACCACTTTGATACATACTACCCGTTATTCCTAATCCTCTTCCGAATTGTGGTGCCGGTTGTGAACCATCATTTGCACCGATATTTAAAAAAGGAACTGCTGATATATTACCTATTCCATTATCCCAATCTGTTAATTGTATTCCACTATTATCTGCTTGAATCCATAATTCATTATCATATGTTGCACCATCCCAAGATATAATACCCATTGATGCTGAATGATTGTTTGCTGCAATAATACCATATGCATCGGATGTATATGTTTCTACATTTATTTCAGTTTCATTAAGACTAGCTACATTACCATTATTAAAAACAGCAATTGAGCCACTTAATATAGTTTGACTACCTGTGAATTCTGAATTACCTCTTACTTTTAATTTACCATTCCATCCCGTATATCCAACTAATACATCACCTTCACCACCATCATCGTTTAAATGTAATATACCACCATTTAATGCTGAGAAATATAAATTACCACTTACATTATTTGTTGATATAAAAGAACTGCTAGGGAAAGTTACATTACCAACTATTGTTTGCTCACCTATGAATGTGTTACTACCCGTTGTTGCAAATGATGAAGTATCTATGTTTCCACCACTACCTGTCACTGCTAATATTCTAGCACTAAAAGATGCAGAATCTGCTTTGTATTGAGACCCACTAAACGTTTGTAATAAACCTACTGATGTTGATACCGCGTTAAGAGATGATGTAGTTGCTAATCCATCTATTCTACTATCAAAACTTGCACTATCTGTTGTGTATACATCTTGATTGACTGTATTAGCGATTGTTGCATCGTTGTAATCTCTTAGAATTGCTGGAGTAATTGCTCCTGCATTATTATTAGGAAACGAATTATTATTTAATGCTTCTAATTGTTGTTTAGTTAATCCCATATTATTGTGTTATGTTATTTTTATTAATATACTATCGTTCCTATATCAAATCCATCAGAGAATCCAGAACTAAATCCACCTCTTGTCGCGAAGTGTGCCGGTGCTTCTATTACACCAATACCTTGCGATATCAATGCACCCCCACAACAATCTCTACTATATTCATTTCTATCTACACAAAGACAACCTCTACGATTATTCTTAGGTGAAGATAAACCTCGTGTAGGTCCTATATAGATACCACTCGCATTCTGTCTATTGACTGAGTATCTTAGATTACCATTTCTGCTATTAGACCATACTGACATAGTGTGTTAGGTTTATATGTTTAACACCACAAAATAATATTGTTGTATGTATTTATTTACTTGCAGCCATTACCGCATCGTGCATCATCTTTTCTAATGTGCCTTTATCTGCTTTATAAGATAGTAATAGTAAACATTTTTCCAATGGCTCTTTTACTACTTCATCTATTTTTGTGATGTCCCCATTGGCGAGTTCAACAATAGTTGCATAAGACTTCCATTTTTTGCTAAAATTGTATTGAAGATTTGAGGCACTTCCTCCTTCACCATTTCCATCGAATAACTCAGGGTAGAAGCTAGTAAGTCCATTGACAAATTTACAAAAAAAAACAAAGAACCGAAGTGTATATCCATTGAAACATTTAAAAACATATCATCATCTATCTTACCATCATATGATTTAACTGAATAGTATGATGTGTTTGTTTTCTCAATAGGACGATAGAGTATAGACATTATCTTTGCCCAATTATCATCTATCTGAATTGTATCGTATTTACTTATATCTGCATATGCACCATAACTCATTTTAGATAAGTTCGGTTCAAATCCATACTCAATACCATTAACGTTTATTTTTCTTTGTAATGGCATTTCAGTTATATTCATAAACTTTGCTAAATCATTCTTAAGAACATTGTATGATTCTCTACTAATATTATTTAGTAAGCCTGGTTCAATACCACATAATTTATATAATAAGATTGCAGTTTGTGCTTCCTCATCATCTTTATAGTTTTCCAACTCTTTACTCAAATCTAAGTATTGTCTTAAACTGATATCTGCCCAACTTTCAGGCATTGATATTTCTATACTATGCTTCATATCTATTTATTTCGTTTTTATAATTAATCATCCCAATTAGTTTTCTTACTTTTGCTTCTTCGTTATCCAACTTTGCTGACATTGCTATTACGTTGGCTCTCATTGTTTCGTTTGCCTGTAATAGTTCTCTACACAAATCAAAGACCTGTGCTACTTCTGTTATTGAATAATCTTTTCCATCAATCTGTATCATATGTTTTCGTTTTTTCTTTGGTCTGCTATACTCATTAATCTTATATAATCCATTAACTTAGTATCATCTAATATCCTATCCATTTGTTTACTTATGAATGCTCTTATCTCATCTCTATCGGTTAAAGGTTTTAATTCTTTGTTTATCTGTCTCCAAAATGCATTTCTATTCTGTAATTTATAATCTCTATATGCTTCTATTCTCTTTATTGCCGCTCCTACTACTGCTCTCTTATCCTTTTGACCCTTACATATCCTTTGTAATTCAATTCTATAACATACCTTACATAGTGCACGTTTTGGTTGTTTATTACTTAGTGTCTCATCAAATACTACTCCACACTTACCACAACACTTACTTAACTCTCTTAAACTTCTTGCCATAACTTATTTTTTATCTGATACTAATTGAATACTTTCCTGCATTTATTTTCTTTGCGTTTAATCTTTCCATACATACATACCTTATCGCATCTATACTATGGTTTGAATAATCAACAGGTATATTCTCAAAGTTACCATTCTTATCTACCATCCATACATACTCACTAAATTCTTGTATTGTATTTGTAGACCTCTTTGTAACATTTAATTTATATTGTTGCATTAAATCTATTCCCATTCTAATACTATCTTTACCTTTCTTAACCGGCTTAATATTAAATCCACTACGATATATTTCCTCAATCAATCTACCCTCTGCACTATCTGCCCATATCTCATTACGACCTATATCTAATTGGGTTAAGTGTTTTATAATATCTGCTGTTACTAATCCTTTCTTATACAACAACTCATCAATGTATAAATCTTTATCCCTCTTAGAAATGCAAACTAATGTAGATGGGTCAATACTAAATCCAAAATCCATACCGAATGCAATAAACTCTGCATCTTCCGGTGTTTCATCTACAATACCAATAGTGAATATAGTTCCTACGTTATTGCCAGGTAAACCTAATCCATATATCTTATAGTATTCAGGATTGATTGTTTTTAACCTTTCGATTTCCTCAATGATACTTTGCTCTAAGAAAGGATTATCTAAAAACGTTGAAACAAATAAATCACTTTCAGGATGTGTTTGTATTTCATTAAAGATATAATGATTAGTTCCGAACGATGGGTTATATGCAATAATAGTTTTAATACGTGTTCTGATAAATAACTGAAAGTAATCCTCTCTACTTAACTCATTACACTCATCTATAAATAAATAATCTCTACTACTACCTTTTCTTTTCTCTGAACTATCAATACTCATAAACTCTACCATACTACCATTATCAAATGTATATATGTGCTCAGTTGCAGACCAACTTTCTTCATCCCATATTTCCAACTCTTTAAGTATCGTTTGCCAATCTCTCATAATAGAAACACGCATTGAAGGAAAAGATTTTCTTACAATTGATACTACTATGTTAGGTTGTGATAATGCTCTTACTAATAACCATTGTAAGGCTGAATAACTTTTAGATGACCTTGTACCACCTTGGAGAATACAAATCTTTCTACTACTATCTATATCTCTATATGTCTTTGATGTTCTGACGTTGAGTTCCATCTAATATGTTTATGTTGATTGATTGTATTTTTGCATTTACTTCCATTGTGCCTGTGATATCTATACTTCTCATCTTAGGTAATGCGTATTCTAATAATTTAAAAGATAACTCAATTGCTTTCTCTGGATTTTTCTTTTTCAATTCTTCTAAATCAGTTTGTATTGTAGATAAAGTATTATTAACAGCTCTATTGATTGTTAATCTCATTTGTTCTGTTGTTCTATTTAATGCTCCATGCGGACGACCTTTACTTAATGTATGTCCTTTTTCAAACTTTGCCATATATTTCCACTATTTTAATGATATATTCATATATACTTAACCTAGCTTTTTTATTTTGTTAGTGAAAGGGATTTTGAATTGTTTCACTCATATGGTTTCTTATTTTCTTTATTGCTAAGAAAGTTGTACTCTTACTGATACCAATCTTTTTAGCTACTTCGTTTAGGGTATCTTCACTCATCCAATACATTTCATATAATCTTGCTGCCGGCCATAATCTCGTAATCTGTAATGATTTTAATTCACTAATTACATTATCATATGATTTCATTATCTCTATATCTCTTTGCTCATCATAAGGTGTATCTGCTTTATCCATAACCATTATATCACTTTCGTAATGATATCTTTTTAGCTTACCGGCTCTATTGTACCAACGGTGGCGAAGGAACTTTTGGCAGTAAATGAGGTTATAACTATTTCCCCACCATAACTTTTCTCTACATTCTTTTGCTAAATAAACATATAAATCAGATGTGAGTTCTTCACTCTCTTCAAATGATTTACATATGTTATAACTTGCTTTTAATAACCAGGTATGTGATTCTCTGTATAGATTTGTTAATCTTTGATTACATTGCTCTTGCATACTTCCTGTTACTTCATTATGCATCCGTAGATTCAGGATTGGTTTTAATATAATCATTTATTATTGTAACCGCTTTTCTCCATAGATTAGCTGAACTACCGCAGTTGCACGGTCTACC